ATCGATGGATTCAAAGGCAAACATGAATTATATAGACGTAACACAAATTTTGATAAAGTTATAGAAAATTTAAAAGCATATATAGATGCTGGCGGCGAAGCAAGGGTAGATAGTTTAGTGTTCAAGCACAATGAAGATGAAGCAGAAGAACTAGAAAAGTTTTTGCTAGAGCTAGGAGTCAAAGAAGTTAACTTTGTAAGCACTACACGTTTTTATGAGATGGAAAAATTTAAAGTTGTTAATAACAATCTAGAAACAGAATATTTTTTAGAGCCTGCAACAAGACAAAGATTTGCTAAACAGCCAAATGCAAAATTAATTGATTTGTTAGATACAAGTTATCTAAATCATGTTATGGAACAAGCAAAAATTAATCCTAAGTGTACTAGCGAAAAAGGTATATATGTTGATCCATACGGACACATAATGCCTTGCTGTTATATAGGTAGCGATTACTTAGAACAACCAATAGAAGAGATATTACCTATACACAAACTGCGTAATCAGAGTGTGCAAAATACAAAAGATATAATAAACAATATAGGTTTAAACACTTGCCAGTCAGGCATATTAGACACAGATGGCATTTTATTCGGTGGAATTACTGACTACTGGGAAGGCAAAGACAAGTGCATGACCTGTGTAAAGGCATGTTCAACTGCCATTGTGGAGCCTAAATGAACGATTTTACTCTAATACCATTCCACAATATTGTTAAGTTTGGACAAACAACAATGCTTCAACAGCCATTGTTTAACGTTAGTTGGATACTTGGTCGCTTCTGTAATTATAGTTGTAGTTACTGTTGGCCGTATGCAAACTCAAACGTTCCAGACCATCAAGACTTTGAAGTATACACAAATGCAATTGATGAAATTAAACGCCAAGCAAGAGCAAATGGATTTACTGAATTTCATTTTAGTTTTAGTGGAGGTGAACCAACAGCATATAAAAAGTTTGGTGACCTTGTTGAATATTATGCTAATGACGATGAAGCAAAATATCAAAGCATACACCTTACAACTAATCTAAGCCCAGGTGAGAAATGGTGGGGAAGATTTATAGACAACACCAGCCACCTAACACGTCGTAGCATCACTGCAAGTTATCACGCAGAATTTGCAAACGAAAAAGACTTTGGAGATAGATGCGTACAGCTCATAGAAGGAGGAGTATTTGTTACAATTAATCAAGTTATGGTTCCTGAACACTTTGAAGAATATTATGAACGTTGTAGTAGATTCGCAGACAAAGGAATTAACGTCACTCTTAAACCGCAGTCCGACCCTACCGCGTCTAGAATAGTTGACGGGTACACCGATCAGCAAATTGAACAATTGCAAACAGGCTTTCCACAAAATTGGAAAGGTGAGCAAATCATGCAAATGTATTTAGAAGATGCTAAAGGAAACAATTATGGTTTGGATCAGGCAGAAAGAATGAATGCATTTAACTTCAATAAGTTTAAAGATTGGAATTGCAATGCAGGGTATCAAAGCTGCGTTATAAGAGGTGATGAAGTTAAGAGAGCATATAGTTGCAGCGATATCCCTTTAGGAACGCTACAGGGCGGTTTTACGCTGTTTAAGACACCATCTAAATGCATTACTAGCTCTTGTGTAAGTAGTGCAGACAGCAAAATACCTAAATTTTTAAAAGTTTAATTTTTTTGGTTTTGGATTTTTCAATTGGTAATGTAATTTTGTTTTCCCATTTACACAAACGACACTGCTCTTGAGGTTCTAATTGTGTTTTGATCCAAGTTTCAAACTCTTCAGGACTACACCCTAGATCTTGTTTTGCTATATCAGCAAACGGATCTTCTATTTGAAACTTTCTTGATAACTGAGGAAGTATTGCCTGTTGATGACAGCGATAAAATCTACCATCTACTAGATACATACATTGTATAGCAGGACACTTAGAATGCTGATCATCTGCATCTCTAAGTTTATCCCAAGTTAGTTTGTTACCTTTTTTAACTACAGCAGGGTTTTCGTAAAACTGCCATGCTTCTGTAATTTCACCTCTTTCAATTCCGTCAACAACAAGTTTATAATGCCACTCACCATCTTCGTGTCTAGTATCTTTGAATCGCTCACAGGATACATCTGCCCACCTATTGTGTATCCACGACATTACGGTGTCAAGGTCTTGTTGTGAATGTGCTGATATTTCTATTTTCCAATCACGGTCTATCCATTCAGGATACAGTTCATCAAATTTATCTAGGTCTCTCCCGTTGGTTACTACCCATTTTTTAGCATTAGGCCACATACTTTCTAAGTATGCCATCCAATCTCCTAGTGCAGGATTAGACGTAGGCTCACCACCTATAATAAAAACTTCTTCAAAGTCGACTGTGTCTGGTAGAGCTTTTAATTTTTCTTTAGTTGTATCTGGCTTAAAATGGGTACCCCAATTTAAATGATTAAACGTGCAACAGCTATCACACGCCAAAGTACAGGTGTGGGTTATATATACACTTAATTCAGGAAGGAGTAACATACTCGTATTTATGGCTTAAATACACTTGTGAAAGTAGAACTTGAAGATATAAAATTTTGGATGGATGCAATTCGCAACAGCGAAGATCGCGACCGCACACTTGAAAGTTTTTGGGGAGGCCAATTAAAATCTAAAGCGTGGTTGGTTGAAACACTGCAAAAACATCATCATGTTGGTAATGTTAGTTGTGTTATATTTGGCGGATGGAATGGCGTATTAGCAAATTTATTGTTCAACAGCACAATAGGATTTAAACATATTACAAGTGTTGATATTGATCCTAAGTGTGCAGAAATAGCAAACACAATGAATAAGCGTTACGAGATGGAAGGAAAATTTACAGCAGTTACAGCAGATATGTGTGAGTATGAATATACTGATCAACCTTACATGGTCATTAACACAAGTTGCGAACACCTCACACAACAACAGTACAACAAATGGGCAAAACGTGTACCAACAAGTACTGAAGTGATTTTACAATCTAATAATTATTTTGAACTAGAAGAACATGTAAACTGTTCTAATAGTGTTAGCAGTTTTGAAAAAAAATCTAAATTAAAAACTATACTAGTTAAAGATGAATTAGAGTTACCTAAATATACACGTTATATGTTAATGGGAAGATTTTAATGTCTGAATTAGACAAATATACAGACGCCATAGCCAAGGCCGCTGGCACAAAAACATTTTGTGTTTTACCATGGATACACTTTGCAACAAGACCTAACGGAGATATGAGATTATGTTGTTCGTCAAATGCTAGTGGTGCAGGTGGTGATCACGAAGTAGGTTTAGTTAAAATGAATCATGGCAAGCCTGCAAACTTTGGTCACGAAACTCCTATGGAAGCATGGAATAATGATTACATGAAAAATGTAAGAACCACAATGCTTGAAGGTAATATTCCTGCAAGTTGTAAAAAATGCTTTGAGGAAGAGAAGAAAGGAGTTGCAAGTAAACGTGTTTGGGAAAGTTATACTTGGATGGAAGATGGTGTTGATATACCTGAACTTGTAAGACAAACAAAAGAAGATGGCACAGTTCCTGAAAATTTAAAATATTTAGACTTACGTTTAGGACATACATGTAATATTAAATGCGTCATGTGTTCACCACACGATAGTAGCAAGTGGGTCGCTGACCACAAAAAATTAATTCCTGTATTAGAAGATCCTGAAGTTAAAAGGCAAATGCAATGGGATAGAAAAGAGTTCAATAACAAATGGCATGAAAAAGATACGTTTTGGGAAGAAATGAATGCACAGATTCCTAACTTAAAACAAGTATACTTTGCAGGCGGCGAGCCGTTAATGATTAGAGAACACAAAAGATTTATTGAAGAAATTATCAGGCAAGGATATCAAGATAAAATACTGTTACGCTATAACAGTAACGGATTGCTAGTTGATGATGATTTGATTGAGCTTTGGTCAAAGTTTAAGAAAGTTAAATTTGCTGTAAGCATGGACGCTAGTCACGAACGTGACGAATACATACGTTTTCCTACAAACTTTGAAACTGTAGAAAAAACATTACACATGTTAGATAACACACCTGACAACATACAAACAAGTTTAGCAACAGCAATTCAAATATTCAACGTAAAACACTTACCAGACTTTATGAAATGGAAACTAGAAAGCGGCTTTAAAAAATTAAATGTTGGTGAAGTTCCAGGTGGAGTACAAATGGGCGGTGGGCTAGTTAACATGCACTTACTATACATTCCAACATTTCTAAGTATACAAATTTTACCTAAAGAAGATAAAGAAGAAGTTAAAGAACGTTTTATGGACTTCAAAGATTGGCTATGGAAAAACTATAGACAAGATGACGAATATTGGAAACATAATCCATATGGGTGGAAACGTTGGGAAGCAGTTCTTAATCATATGAATGCA